GATTTTGGGTATTTATTGGAAACGGGAGGTACAAAAAGTATACCGCCCGTTGACCATGATGGATATCATGAGGGACCCGGATGTAACTTTAGCGGTGGAGAACGGTGACTTTGTTACTGCTTCTGAGATTATGCAGAATAATAAACCCGACATAGCTGACCCGGATTTGATTGAGAAGATCGAGCAAGCTTTCAATGGGGAAGCAGTAGAGATTACTGCAAATGAGATAATCTGTAACCGCCCATATTTGCAGACATATGAACTCGGCCGAGACATATTAATTGACTCTAATGTAATGGACCTACAATCGGCCCGTAGTATATATTGTCTGCACTATTTCACACCGGAAGAATTAAAAGGAAAAGTCCACTCAGATGGTTGGGACGAAGAGTTCGTCAACAATGCTATCGAGGTTTTTACCGGTGATCAACCCTCAGTCCGTCAAACTCACCCGCATATATTCCCGACCCGAGATGTCGAGATGTTGCAAAACTATGACGGTCTGATTGAGATCGTTTGTGCGTACAGACGGGAGGTGGACTCAAACGGGGTTCCGGTAATGAGCATGACTTGTTTTACGGAGCGTGGAGAAGATGATTTATACGCGACTCACCAAGTCATTAAAACACATCCGGCCCATTATCCATTCGTAGCATTTCCTAGAGAAAGGATCAGTCAGAGGTTATTTGATTCTAGAGGTTGGCCTGAGTTACTTCGTGGGTACGAGCATGGTATTAAGACGGAGCGTGACTCACGGCGTGACCAAGCAAGTTTAAGTACGGTTCCCCCGCTTGAATATATGGTGGGCCGTCAGCCCGCTATGATCGGTCCGGGGGCAAAGATTCCCGTGCGTAGGCGTGGGGAGGTCGGCTATATGGAAACGCCTCGCCCACATCCCGCTTCCACCGAAGTGGAGCAAAGCATGATCCAACAAAGTTACAAGATGACCGGACGGCCTACAGATCAAGCCGATGCGGTTGGGGCAAATGTATACACGCAAGACATGGTAGATAAGTGGCTTAAAGGTTGGAAAGAAGTTATAAGTCATGTTTGGCGGTTACAGAAAGCTTACGGGGATGATAAGATATGGTTCCGGGTGACTAACAATCAGCAAGGGGCTGAGATTATAATGGATGCCACCGGTAATCGCTATGATGTCGATCTCACTTGGAATACCATTAATGCGGATGAAGAGAAGCAAGCCATGAAGCTAGAGAAGTTAGGGGCTATATTAGCTCAATTTGACCGCAATGGCCAAGTAGACTTCGGTGAATTTGCTAGAATATTTGTTGAGTCAATGGACCCGAACTTGGCAACCCGTTTGATAATACCAAAGGAAACGGCGGTTGCGAAAGAAGAGGAAGAGACTTCCGCAGATATCGCAAAGATTGCTTCCGGTCAGGTGGTAAACGCACCACCAAATGCAAACGCTCAACTCCGTATGCAAGTGATTCAAAATTATTTACAAGGGACTGAAGAGATACCCGGGCAAGACAACCAAAAAAGATTTCAAGAAGACGAAGCTTTCCAAGCTCGGATGAAAACATATATGGGGCAGTTGCAACAAATTGTTGAGCAACAAAAGAACGCACAAATTGGCAGACTAGGGACTGCCCCCGGTAATATGCCTCCGGCTTCAATGGGATGAGTGCAAATAAACCATTGACCGTTGAAGTTGCAATAGATTCGTTAAAAAATACTGACGAGTTTAAAGCGATCTTAGAATATTTTACTCACAACAGGGAGAACTTGTTAGAAGAATTTAAAAGGCCCGAGATGTTAGAGAATCCTCAAGCATTAGCCAACTTAGCCGGAAAGATCGAGCAGATGGATCAGATGTTAGTTGAGTTGGGTGGGCCGTACTACCCGGATGGTAAACTCAAACAAAGCTGATGGAGTTTACTACGAGCAACTTTTTATTGCGGAAGCGTTAAAGCGGGGGCTCGCAGTATGCGACACAGTCGGGGATAATCTCCCTTATGATGTCGTTGTGATGGACGGGGCGAAGAGCTACCGTGTACAGATTAAAGGAACTAAAGGAGTTCAAGACAAGGGTATCCGGCGGTATATGTTCAGCCTTGGGGTAGGGGTGAACAAACGGGTTAACAAAAACTTTGATATGTTCGCGGGATATGCAGACCATCGAAATGGCACGGCTTGGTATATTATCCCGAGAGAAGCTTTACCATCTAAAACGATTAAGATTTACCCGGATATTCCCGATAGTCGTGGGAAGTACGAAAGGTACCAAGGAGCATGGACTGAATTTAAACGGTCTAGGTAAGTTTAAATTTTTGGTATGGATGTAGTTGGCTCAATTCTGAGCAGTATGGGTATACTAATCCCTCAAATCTTAGTAGAATGGATGAAACAATCGTAACGGCGGATGCCACCGAGCCGACTCAAACGGAGGTAGTAAATCAAACGCAACCGGACTTGGCACAATTATTTGAGCCACAAGCCGAACCAACCGAAGCCGAATCTCCGGATTTAGAAGCTACTGAACAAGTAGAAGAAGAATACGAAGAGACGGACGAAGTTCCCGAATCCGAAGAGGAGGAGGATGTTCTTTCACAGTCAGAAGAGGAAACGGAAGAAGATGTAAAACCGTTAGATAAAGGGAAGCAGAAGATGCTTCGTCAGATATCTAAGCTTACCGCTCGGGCAAAAAACGCTGAAGAAGAACTCGCTAGAGTTAAATCAGAGCGTCAAGAGCAAGCAATCCAAACAAATAGCTTGAGTGATATAGACACTCTAGAAGGTTTAAATAAGTTTAAGGATACGGCAATCAGAGCAAAGCAATTTGCAATGAAACATCTAGGTAAAGATTATGTTGAACACGAAGGGGAAGAGTATGATGCAGAGCGGATCAATGAAGTGTTCCGTCAAGCAGATGAAGCTCTAACAATTCAAATCCCCGAGCGTCAGAAACATATTGAAATGAAAGCTAGGGTAGATGCAAGTTTACCAAGCTATTTTCCGTGGATGGGAGATGATGAATCAAAACTTAATGAGGTGTATACAAAAGGAAAAAATATGCCGGAGTTAAAGTTAATCCACCAAATGCCTAATGCTGAAATGATTTTTGGTTACCTAACTGAAGGTCTGTTGGCAGTTGAGCATAGGGCTAGTCTAGCTAAAAAAGCTAAGGCACCTAAGAAAGCTAAACCGCCTAAAGCAGTCGCACCTACCACCGCACCTCGCCCGACTAAACGAAAAGATCGTTCTTCAATTCTTGGAAATGGGAATGTCGATATACAAACATTCAGTCAATTCTTAGATACAGAGGAAAAATAAAATGGCACAAGCAACCGCATATAACATGAACTCAGCCCGTGGGGCTAGAGAAGACCTATCTGACCAACTAAAACGAGTCGAGCCACAAGAAACACCATTATATTCTTTACTACCGCAAAGTAGTGCCCCTAATGCAATGCTTACGGAGTGGAACATAGATGATCTTGGGGCCCCCGATATTCAACCCGTACTTGATGGTACTGACCTTGTGTTCAGCACCGGGGGTTCAACTTCTACCGGATCACCCGGTCAGACAGGGGATGGAGACTTTCAGTTTAAATTTAACAATAAAGTTCGTGCAGGAAACAGAATCCAACAACTTCGTTCCGGATTCACCGTTTCCCCATTGAGCGAGCGTATTGCGATTGCCGGTTTGGCATCACCATATGCTGAAGCAAAAGCAAAGGCTACTTTAGAACTCAAGCGAAGCATCGAAGTGATGATCGGTTCCAATGAAGCCGGTGCATCTGCTACTGCTACATTGGGCGATATCTCAGCCGGTCTTGGTGCATGGTCAAACCCCGGTAATGGAGCCGGTACGATTTGGAACGCAAACGGACTTAACGGTCAAGCTTCTGCTTACCGACCCGTAGCCGGAAGTCGTATCACAATGGGAAGCAATACACTCCTTGAGAACTCCGGTGGTGCAAACTTCCGTGCGATGTTACAAGCAGTTTATGAAGCATCCGGAATTAAGAACAACTATAGGCTTTTCGCCGGACCGGATATCATTAATGCCATCTCAGATTTCACCCGCACTAACTCAGGGGCTACACGCTTCAACCAACAAGTAAGTGGTGGGGCTTCGATATCCTTGTCAGTCGTAGAGTACAAATCGGACTACGGAATTGTGAGCGTGATTCCGGCTTTATTTCTTCAAAGAACCCGTGCGAATCCAAATACTTTGGTTCGTAAGAGTGCTTTCCTTCTTCCCGGAGACGATACCGTTTCCTTGAAGGTAATGGACGGAGTAACCGCAGTCGATCTCGATGATATCGGCGGTGGTGGTAAAAGAGGTTATGTAACCTTTACCGGCACCACTTGCGTACTCAACGCAAAAGCTATCGGTTCAATTACGCCGTAGTAAAATTTGGTAAGTCAGTTACCATTTGAGGGACGGTCTTGGGGTAGGCCGTCCCTTTTTCTTTGGTCTAATGGCGGAGGTAAAAAGTGTATAGTACGGCCATGCCTTTAAACATAATCGTAAAAGGGTCAAGTAAGCGTAGGTCGAGTGGCGAAGTGGCCCGTGATTTGCATGACCAAACTGCAAAAGTAATCCAAGGGGAAAAGGCGGGTTACATGAAACGCCAACTTCAAGCTAGGAAACAAGCTGAGAATACGGGGTCCGATTCATTTAAACCGGTAGCGGTATATGATGCCCGCACATGGTTTAGACATGAAGCGGAAAGGCCCGGTTGCATGAGTGATCCTGAGTATAGAAAAGATTATCTTAAAAAGAATCCGGAAGCTAAATTGTGAGGACAATTACCTACCAAGATTTATTATCTAAGTACACCTCCATGCGTGGGGTGGATACTTTGTTAGATCACGAAAAGGTAGAATTTAATAACTCACTAAACCATCGCATCAAACAAATATGGGTTAAGCATAAGTGGCCTGACTTAACGGTGGTAGTGGAAAAAACTTTGCAAGCAATAGAAAACGAAACCGTTAAAGCCGAGAAAGCGGTGCGGATCGATAACGCTGATAATTTGTACGATGTTTTTGGAGTATTTGATACTAATCCCTACGAGCAAAGAGTTACCGAAAGATACGAATATACTTTAATTGATGGGCATCTAGTTTTACCGAAAGGGACTAGAGCAACCTCTGTTTTTGTAGTAGGTTCAAAAGTCCCGGCAGATGACTATAGTAACGGCTATTTCTCCGGTGAAGGCAGAACTGATATACCGGCATTCATGGAATGGATGTTGTTATCTTATACCATGGCAGACCATTATCGTGCAGACGGACAGAACGAGAAGAGCATGGCAGAGGAGAGAAAAGGGGATGAGCATATGCAAGAAGCCTTGGATCGATTTGAACGAGTTGAAGGTCAAAACAGAATCCCGGTAGTAACTTATCCACCCCGCTCACTTGGAGTGAGTAGGGTAACAACTCAGCGGAATATATGATAGGATCATTCTCGGTTGTGGCCAACGACCGGGCAAAACGGGAAGTGGCCTTAATGATTAAAAGTGTCCGGCAGTTTTATGACTGCCCGGTATATGTAATGTGCGACCAAGCCACGCAAGTTTTTTTAGCTAGGTTACCGTTGGGAGATGTCCGTTGTATTTTAGGTTTAGAGCCTGAGCGTTTAACTAGTAAAGAAAAGTTAGTCAGACATATAGTTAAAGAAAACGAGTTCCACTCGGCTTCTATTATATTGACTAAAATGGATATAATAGAAACGGCGGTTAAGGAATGTGGAGATACTTTCTTTTTAGATGCGGATATAGTTGTGCTAAAAAATTTAGACGAAGACATTGACACATCCATGGAGTTAATACTCAGCCCACATTTCCATGTGGAGGATAAAATAGCACAGAATAAAAAATACGGTTGTATAAATGCGGGATACTTGTGGACAAGGTCTAGTGAGTTCGCTCAAGCATGGAGAGACATCTACCTTACTAAGTCTTCTTTCTACGAGCAACAAGGTATGATTTATTTATTAGAGCCTTTCGATGCCTTCCTTTTTAACCGCACTCATAACTTAGGCTTTTGGAGATTCCCTAAAAAATGGAAGTCGGGGGTTCTTTCTTTAGAAGAGCCGTATATAAATTGGCACGGAGTCAAAAGCGTTCATCTTCATTGCGATACTAATACATATAGCCACGCTGACCCGGGGTTACAGAGAGGGTATGACTTGTTGAAAGAAATTATTTGGCCTCACATACCAATAAAAATTAGAGAGTTTTTTCAGAGTATATGAATAACGCCGTTTTAATAATCCCACACTTTGGAAACTTATCTACTTGTAACTACTTACCGTTATTTTTGGCCACGGTGCGTTACCAACCATTTGATGTTTTACTATATACGGACGATGACTTAGAAGATGTCCCCCAAAATGTAATAGTTAAAAAGACTAGCATTGACTCAATCTTTGAGCGAGCGGAAGAAGTAATCGGTGAAAAAATAACAAGTCGTTTTTACTACAAGCTTTGCGACCTTAGAGTCATATATGGGCAGATGTTCGAAGAAGAAATATCTAAATACGATTATTGGGGTTGGGGAGATTTAGATGTAATTTACGGAACATTTGAACCCTTCCCAAGACCGGGTAATGGTACTCCCGATTTATTTTGTAATGCACATAAACGACTAGAGATGTCCTTAGTTCAGTCGGCGACCCCTTTAGGGTTGTGGTATGCTTCCGGTCATTTCGTAATGATGCGTAATGACCATCGTTCTAGGCTTTTACTTGAAAAGTTACCTACCGCTAAACGGCTAATACAAGAGCCGGTCAACCGCTACATTGACGAGCATTTAGTACCCACCGTCTTAGTGGACACTTTCAAAAATAGAACTCAAGTTTATTCAACGGATTTGCAATATGTAAATAAAAATAAAGTACAATTAAAAAACGGTAATTTAGATCACGATGGTCAGTTCCTAAACTATTTACATTGGTATACTGACAAAAGCAGAGTAACTGTCAAAAGCGATTGGAGAGAGATACCACGCTCTTTAAAAATTAAAGATTACATTAAATGAAAGTATGGGGGATTGGAGTTTGGAAAACGGGCACGACAAGTTTAGGTAGGTCCTTAGAGCTACTAGGGTTAAATGTTCGCAAGCATTATTGGGGCGAGGTAACGAGTGAATACGAAAAGCCGTGGGATTTAAAAGCAATTGATAAGTTATACGCTGATCATCGGGATATACTAGAGCAAGAAGCGGATCGTCTAGACGGTGGCACGGACTCCCCTTGGTTTTTCTTTTATCGGCAGTTAGACCAATTATTTCCTGAGTCTAAGTTTGTACTTACTACCCGTGATTACGATGCCCTAGCTGATAGTGATATTAAAGCACACCAAAAGCCTCATTTTAAAACCGGTAAAGTATGGGTTCCGCCAAGGTCTAAGATTATAGCTAGGGCTTCCGCTCATGATTCTTTGGTTCGAGATTATTTTAGAGACAAGCCCGGCAAATTATTAAACTTAAAGGTTTGCGAAGGTGAGGGGTGGGAAAAACTTTGTCCGTTTTTATCCGTGCCTATACCTAGTGTAGATTTTCCGTGGGAACATAGAAATGATACCTAAACTTATACATTTTGTGTATGGCTTGAAGCCTAAGAATACCGGGTCTTTTTGGTGGGTCTTTTATAATGCGGTGGCAACGGCTAAAAAACATAACCCTGATTGTGAAATTGTATTGCATTACCACTACGAACCGCAAGGACCTTGGTGGGATAAAACAAAAGAATTAGTTACCTTAAATAGTATTGAGTTGCCTACGCACATTGGAAAAAAACCTATTAAAAAATACGCTCATGCCGGGGATAAGATAAGGATGGAGGTTTTATTAAACGAGGGGGGGCATTACTTAGATATTGACACGGTTACCGTTAAACCATCCTCGGTTTTTAGGAGCGAAGAAACGGTGTTAGGTTATCAATGTGCTGACACTATTTGCAACGCTACAATGATGACAATCCCCCAATCTTTTTTCTTTAAGCAATGGATTGCAAAATACGAAGAAGCTTTCGATCCTGACGGATGGAGCGAAGCATCATTACTATTGCCGTATAAACTTTGGGGACAAATGCCTTGGGCCGTGAAGGTACTACCACGGGAAAGTTGGTTTTTACCCCGTACTGCAACTTTTTTTAAGGAGATGTTTAAGGGAGATAAGCCGTTGGACCCAAGGATATATTCGGTGCATTTATGGAATAATGGGGGTGGGGGTTCAATTATGAAAGACATAGGACCTAGCTACATAGAAGACCATCCAAATTGCTTATATGCAAAAATACTACGGCAATGAATGTAACTCCGGTATGTGGTAAGTGTGCTAAATTAAATAAGTGGATCGAACTTGTTTACTTAGAAGAAAAGAAACCATGCTTTCTCTGCGGTAAACTAACCTCAAATTATGTGGGTAAAAATTGGATTAAGTTAAAACAATGAAGTACTTACCGCTAATTTTGTTATTCACCTCATGCTCTATGAAACCATGGTACCCAACGATTGGGGGCGGTATAGGTGCGGGCACCGGGGCGTTACTTGGTCCGGGCGGGGCCGTTGCCGGTAGTGTGGCCGGGACCCTTGCCGGGGAGGTGGCCAAAGGCAACGCTCAGATTAAAGAGCAAGCCGACACGATTCGTGCCTTGAGCCACGGAGATGTGGAAGAGTTAGTAGCCCAAGGGATGGCCCAACATAAGACCGGCTTCGATGAATTTACGGGCTATGTAAAACGCATTCTAATGATCGCCGGTATTTTGTTAGGGTGTTATTTGGTCATACCTATTTTTGTGGCTAAGAGATGTTCGAAAAATGAAATACAGAGGGGATTAACTAGAGTGCCTTTCCCGAGGCCATCAGACAAAAATGAAAAATCTAAAACTGCTTAAAGATAAATATTCTACGCTAAGTAACCAAGGTAAAGCCTTAGTTTGGTTTGCGGGAATTGTACTGCTCTTACTTATCATCGGAGGTTGTAAGTGATTGACCGTGTCTCAATAGCCGGGCTCGGTGGTACTTTTGCAAGCTTTGGTTTGGGTAGCTTGCATGAAATTGTAGGGATAGTCGCCGGAGTGTCCACCCTCATATATATGTCGATAAAAACTTATAAACTTTTGAAAGGTAAATAAAATGGCAGACCGTAAAATTTCTCAATTAGCTCAACTTCAGACTGCCGAGGATCAAGACTACTTACCAATTGTAGATAATTCTGAAGGAGAAACCAAACGAATACTAGTTGGGAATTTGCTTACTGACCAATTGACCCCGGCTGAAAGGACAAAACTCCAAGGGATCGCAGAAGGAGCAACCGCAAATCAAACAGATGCACATTTATTAAATCGTGCGAATCACACGGGGCCAACCGGGCTTGGTACAAGTGCGACTAGAGATGCCCCTGACCTAGGCAATGCAGACTCGGATGAGGTTGTTCTTGGTAGCGACACAAGGCTCACGAACGCTCGTACACCAACCGCACACAATCACACCGCATCCGAAATTACAGATTTCAATAGTAGTGTGGATTCTCGAATCTCAGGAAGCTCTGATGCAGGACATGGAACAGGATCAGTAACACTCCACAATGATGTAACAAGTGCCGGGAGTGGGGCAATCATTACGGCGAATGAACGATCAGCTATAAGTAATCTAGGGACTGCATCTACAAAAAATGTGGGGACTAGTGCCAACCAAGTAGTTCAATTAGATGCACAATCTAAACTTCCGGCCGTGGACGGGAGCCAACTAACTAACATCGCTTTAGTATTAAGCCAATAGATGACCCGTTATAGAACATACGGCAGACTAGACGATAGGATGCAAGAAGCCGGTGATACCGGTTTTTCTGCTTTAGTCAGTCGAGATGAGGACACTCAGTTACGGCCGGGGGTAGTGACTGAGGCTAAGAATGTTCGAATGGATGACGGGAAAGTAACCACTCGGCTTGGGCATACGACTCAAATAGATTTAACTAGCACTTATATTTTAGATGAAAGCAATAATATTTTAACGGCTGAAAATGGAGATCGATTGGGCGAAGAGAGTGACGAACTTTCCGAAATATTTAGTGCAAATTATTTTTCCGGTATTGGGATTGTAGACAGGAACCAAGTCTTGATGGTGCAAGAAGATAAGATTTTATTTTGGGACGGGCTTGGCACCACGGAGAAGCGTTTCGAAACCATCTTTCGAAAAGACCCATTCCTTCCTGTTTACTTGAGATTTTTTCTTAGTGAGGGCCAAGGTGACTTTCCTTTTACTCTAGCCTCTAGGATTGAAGCGGTTCAGTTTAATAACAAACTAATTTTACTAACCGGCAAAGGCCCAACCCTACCCGTCTACTTAGATTTTCTACTTGATCAAGGTGTACAAAAATGGGACGGCGATCCGCTGACCGAGTTTGAGGTGGACGAAAGAATACCAAACGGTGACTATGGGGTTGTAGTAGGCAATCGACTAGCCATTCAAACCGACAACGACTCTATAAGTTTCTCTGACATTGCAGACGAAACAAACTTCGATGTCTTAAATAAGTTTACTTTTGGTGCGGGCGATGGGGATAATGTAGTAGCGGTTGCCCCCATACCGGATGACTCTGCTATAGTATTTAAAAGAAGATCAATTTTCGCAATTAGTCA